TTGTAAATGTATTCTAAATTAAACCTAAATTGAAGGATTACATCCATTGAAACGGATCCAACATATTCGCCATTCATAAACTTTGCAAAATCACTTTTAACGGTTTCGTAGTCTGTTTTAAGTTTTTTTAACTTTATAAACCTGTTAATTCTAATTTTACAATCGTTTTCGTATTTTGTATAATGAATATTCATTTTCGTATAATTTAAATGGTTAAAAATCGTTAATTTGCCAAGTGCAACAGCGCCACAGAAAGAGTAAAGAAAGCAAACCAAAGGGCAACGGCCAAAGCAAAGTTTTTTAATAGTTTCATAGTAGGTAAAATTAAAGGTTAGTTTGTTCTAAAAACAACATAAAGATTTCCGTTAATTGTCACTTCGTCGCTATTCCCGTCGTAAGAACCGAAAACATGACCGTAGCCATCTAAACGGCAGTATTCACTAATTAATTCCTCAATACCGTTATCAAGCATCAATTCGCCAAGCTCGCTAAACGCTTCGGCTTTTTGCAATGCCTGTACAACATTTAATTTTATATCGCAATTATCTGAAATAAACCAATCATTAAAACAGCCTAACATATAAGTGTCACATTTGTACATATCAAGCGCAATGTTTTCGGCTTCTAATTCTAAGATAAAACGGTAGTTGTCAACTTCAAAATCTTCGTTTTGACTTTCGATGTTTTCAAAAAGTTTTTTTTTGTCAATACTGTAATCATTAGCGATTGAAATAATGTTTTTTAATTCTGTAAAAGATAAAGTTTCCATGATGTTAAGATTTTAAATTGTTAATGTATAGCGCCAATAGGCAAATGATTGATAAATAAATTAGTGTTGAAATTTCGCCAATTTGCCAAGAAAAGAAGCAAAGAAGGCACAAGCAAAGCACAAGGGCAAAGCAAAATACAAAATTGATAAGGTAGTGAATAAAGCGCATGATATATTAATTGTAAAAGTAATTTAAAACAGTTCTTACATTCAACTCGTCAACAGTGTTAAGTATGAAATTTTGGTTATTTTCAGTAACTCCATTAATAGTATATTCAATTCCTTTATGATTGAATTTTTTACCTATAAAAGCATTTAAATACTTTTTTCTGTTATTCGAATAACTTTCGTTACTTTGCTTTGTCAATCTTGCGATTTGTTCCTGTGTCATAATAATAAGATTTAATTGTTAATTGATTTCTTGAGCAAATATATAGACGTTAAGTTATATGAAAAAATCCATTTCAATAGATAAAAACTATAATGCAGTAAAATCAAGGGTTACACGTCGAAACTTTAACACTTTATTAACATATACAATAATCAAAAATAAAGTAAAGTATTACAAGTAATATTTAAAATTGTCAGATTGCTAATTGTTGTAAATGTATCGAGTGAATAACAGGAAATAAGTAAGGGAATGAATTTAAAGCGTTTTTAAGGGAGTTTTGACCGGTCCAGCTAAGTGATATAAGGGAATTTCGCCAATTTGCCAAGAAGGGAAAGAAACCCACCAAAGAGAAACAAACAACAACAACAACACAACACAAACAAACCAATAAAAAAAATGATCCTCTTTCAGTCAATCTATAAACACAATAAACTATATTAAACATCAATAATCTATTCAATCAATTTTTATAACAGTCTAAACATATTTTTAGGTAACGTATAAATTAATTTTTAGGCGTGTCTAAATTTTATTTTAGTGGTGTGTTATCTTTCCTCAACACCAGTAAATACAAGGGTTCGCAAAGATTTGACAACCTCAACCAAACAGGATCAAAACCAATATTTTCGGAGTAAAATAGTAATACAAAACAATAAATCCTTATAAATCAAGCCATTACAAATCAGTTTTATAATCATGTCAAGACTATAAACGCAAAACATTTAAATAGTTCAGCAGCGTAAAATCTAAACCAGTTTTGTTATAACGTTCTGAATATCAGTATAAAAGCTAAAAAGTTTTGAAAATGGAAACTAAAAAACGCTACCCGGTGCCTCGAAAAAACGAATTTCGAAAACGGGCGCAAGTGCCGGAGGGATGGGTGTAACATCACCAAAGAAAGTTTCTCTCCATAAAAACCACATAAAACAAGACGCAATAAAAAACCCTTTTAAAACAGGGCTATCACATTATTTTTCCGAGTCCTAATCAAATAAAACCATCAAAATAAGTGTTTGTACTTCATAAGCACAGATAACGTCTTAAAACAGCTGAAAATAGACTTATTGAAAAGTAGACAATTAATTTGTAGTAGACAAAAAAGTGGACAATTTTATTAAAAAGTGGACAAATCGAAGTAGACAAGTGGACAGAATGCGTAAAAATGGTCAAAAAGTGTCTACTTTTAGATATAAAAAACGCGATGAAGTCAATGGTGAAGCCGTCTAAGACCAAAGTGGACAAAAAAAGTGGACAGATCATTTGGATTGGTAGACAATGTACACTATATTTGCTGAATAATTTTAAAACTACAAAGTATGAACGACCAAGAAAAAGAATTGAGAAGAAAGAAAGTTATTGATATGCACAATTCGGGTTCTGATATTAAAGACATAATGAAGGCGACTTCTTTAAGTAGAAGCGGAGTGTACAAGATTTTAGATTCTGTTCTTAAAAAAGGAGAAATTGCACCAAAGGAACCCAAGGTTGAAATTAAGCTGACCGGCGAAGAAGAAAGATTTAATTCGTTTGTGGGATATGAGAGAACGAATGTAAATGTTTATGCTCATAAGGAAACCGGAGAGATTGTAACTGTTGCATTTGTGAAAGCGAAAAACCCGGGCGAATTTGGGTATTTTGTGAAGGTAAAAATTGATTCTGAAAAATCGACCGCAAGCGGTAATTAATAAATACACCATGGCAAAATTTGAAAGAGCAGAAATAGGGAGATTGTGTTTGGTTAAGGAAACTGAAGACGGAAGAATTATTCAAATTGGCATGACCGAGGAGCAGAGTAAAATGTTGCAGATTTACTGCGCTATGATAAGTCAAAAAAGTCCTCTTGTGGAAATGGGGGAATTGTACGACTTGGTATTGAAAAACAATTTGTGTTCCAAGTGTAAAAAGAACCATTCAATTAAATAATTTTAAATAAAGAATTATGATAAAAGAAATCCAATTAAAAGACCCGAACACTTGCGAACATTTTAAAGAAGTAGGTTGTATTAAAGATATTTGTGATTGCTATATCTTGGCAAATCAGCAAGAAACACTTGAAGAAGCAGTTAATAAATACGCAAAATAATTAACAGATGAGTCTGGTTGCACAGACGATTGGATTGTTACGGAGGTACAACTAATTTACAAAGAACATTTCAGAGCAGGTGCTAAATGGCAAGCTGAACAAGACAAGAATAAGTACAGTGAGGAAGATATGATAAACTTTGCTCAACGGTTTTCAGATTTTCTTATAACAGAAAAAGATTTAGAACAATTTAAAAAGAAATAAATTATGAAACGAAGAATCATTTACCATTTAATCTTGCTTATTGCGGGATATTTATTTTGGAGTTTTATCTCTTGGGATATAGCTTGGATTGACAAATTGCCGAGTTTTAAGCAAAGCGAAAGATATATGGTGTTTTTTGGAATGATTATCTGCGGATGTCTTGCCGAATTAGCTATTTCAGCGATAAAAACCAATCAATCCGCCAAGTAACCTATGCAAAAAACAACAGTAAAAATACCGATTTACCAATTCAAATTGATTATTGTATTGGACAAAGACTTGTCATATATCGAAAAAACATACGGAACTTCGTCTCTTGAAGGATTTGGCGCAGTAGCAATGAGACACCCGTTTCAATACAGAACGTATGTGGTTGGGTTTACAGACAAAAACCATTTAAGCAATATTGCTCACGAAATAGTACACTTGAAGAATATGGTATTTCAGGACATTCAAGCTAAGTTAGACGCTGAAAACGACGAGCCTGAAGCATATTTAACCGGCTATTTGTTCGACGAAATCTACAATTTTTTAATCAAATCAAAATAAATTATGAAAACACCAAGTTTAGAAGAAGTAAAAGCGTATTTTAAGGACGTGAAAGAGGTGAGGTGTCTTGCTTCAACTAGAATAAAAACATTAAGCGGGAAGAAAACTAAAATTAATTCCGAAGCAATTTTTAGAGAACAAAAAGAACTTTGGCTTAATTGCGGAGATAGTATGAACGCTTTAGTTTGGAAATATGGTGAATACGCAGAAATCATATCTTACAAGGAGAAAACTTACGAATCCGCCAAAGCAAATCAGTCAGTCAAGCAATACAAACACATTCCTACGGGGAAAATTGCCGAAAAAATAAAAGAAGCTACAGACTGTTATTTTATAGAAGACATTTACTTGCCAGATTGGCTAATTGAAAACTCATCAGATTGGGAAGAAGTAATCACTGACCCCGTTCTATTTCTAACAGAAGACGGAGTTGAAATTCGAAAAGGAGATAAATTCTACGTTGTAGATGAGCAATACGGAAAATTCAAAATGCACGACACTATCGGAGGTCATTTTACTAAGGAACACAAGCATAGAAAACGTTTTTCAAATAAAGAAAAGGCATCTGAGTACGTTTTAAGAAATAAGCCTTGTCTTAGTGTGAATGATGTGTTTTATGGCACAAAAAAGGCGTTTGTGAACAATGAAGCAATGAGCGCTCTTGTCGAATTAGCGAAATCTAAAATTTCAGATCAGCAATAACCAACCCCTATCGATTTGCTAATTACCATAGAGAAATAGTATTTGACTAGCTTTGTGGTAATTAGTACTTTTGAAAAATAATACTTGGCGGATTCGTCAAATTCAAACCTTTAACTATGACAGAAAAAAGAAATCACAAATACGAATTCAAAACCTACAATGGTCGAGTAAAAATTTACGTTGACGGATATGTGATGTTTTGCTTTAATCAAATTGACTTTGCGGGGTATTATGCGTACAAAGACGATTCAAATTTGTACGGACTCGATATTTACATGAATAGAGAGAAAGCCGGTCAATGTCAAATGGAAATTTACTTCAAGACAAAAGAAAATTGGCTAGGAGTATTGAAGTTACTAGACGAAAATATGTAATTTGGCAAATTCGCAAATTATGGAGAACAAGAAAAAAAGAGCGTCTCGAGTAGAAGTTTCTGATTCGGTAAGAACAAAAATCATCAACGCGTATATGTCTTCAAGAAATAACACTTTGCGCGAGTTATCTGAGAAATTTGATTTGCCAATCACTGCGGTAAATTCAGTATTAAACAAACACCTAAAATCATTCAGCAGATGATTGAAAAAGACAAATTCGTATTTGCACTCGAGGCAATTCAACAACAAATGCACAAGGACAAAATGAATTCTTCGCTAATTCAAGAAGCGTTTTCTATTAATGAAGACTTCTTGTATGATAATTCTCTTATCATTAGGCAAATTATCGACTTGTTGGAGATATGGTTCGATAAAGACGAGTTAAACCACTACATATTTGACTTGAATTTTGGAAAGCCTTCTCCGGATTCTGAGTGCGAGACAATTGGCGAATTTTACGATAGATTAACTAAACAAAACAAATAATGGACGTAAAGCATAAAAAAGAAAAGAAAATCAGATACCCGGGTATGCGTAAGTTTTCAGAAAGGGTAGATGGAAGGTCAAAAAAAAGACCAAAGAAGAAAAAGGAAAAAATTGAGATTCTGAGTTACAAAGACGGTCATTACAGACGCACATTTTCATTTGCCAATGGCAGAATTAACCCGGAGCAAAAAGAAGACTACGAAAACTTTATGAAAGTCCGAGAAGGCGAAACTCACGAGCAATGGATAGAGAGAACAAAATTCAAAAGAATGACTCGTGTTAAAGATTTGCAAACTCGCAAAGTAAAGAAAAAGACAATTCACTCACTAGCCTCTGCACGGCGCCGTAATGATTACCAAAGGTCACTTGAAAAATCAATCAAAATTCAAATTGCCAAAAAAGACTTCGGATTTTTACGAAATTTAGTGAATGTGCTTTATTGGGCAAGCGCTAAGTACGATGTGGAAAATCATTATTTGCAAATTGGACTATTATTCTACAACGACGGCTATCCGTTTTCAAAAGACCAATTCAAGCAAAGATTATGTATGATGACCGGGAATACCGACAAGGCATTTCACCAATTCAAAATCAGAGGCTACATCAAGGAGGTAATCGATAAGAAACTACATTTTGAAAAAGCAGTTTTGAAAGGAACCGGGCTTTTTATGCTGAGCGATAAGTTCAATTACATTATCAAGCAAGTGTATGATAAGTTAGTGTTACTTGGCGGATTCGACAATTTTGGAAATCCGTACATTTTGACAACTGACGAATTGGACAGTCCAAGAGAAAATGCTATCTTTGAAGAATTGAAAAAAATGCACTCGGAATACATGGAAATTTTGCAAGGACAAAAAGAACACCAAGGATTTCCGCCAAGAAAAAAACCAAACCCTAAAAGAAAATAATATGAGTCAAACAGAAGAAAAGCAGTATGCTCCTCATCAGCAAAGAGTTGTTGACGAAGCAAATGAATTAAGAGATAAATTCTCTAAATTAGGTGCGTTTATTTTAGACAATCCAATTTATCAAAGTCTTGCTGAAGAAGAAAGAAACGACTTGGCAAATCAATACGATGTGATGGAGCAGTATTTGATTATCCTTGACAGAAGAATTTCAAGATTTTAGATTCCGTTACAATTAAAAGAAAAACCCTCGCTTGATAACACAAAGACGAGGGTTTTTAATTTACAGCTTCAAAATCAAATCATCGTAGTAGATGAGTTTGTACTTGACTCCTTCGTGGGTTAAGTTTGAAGCAGCGTGTCGGTTGTAGAGAACAAAGTCTCCTTGGCGAACGTAGGGATTTCCTTCCTTGTCTTTTGGCACATCGTGACCTACTTGCATAACTAGACCTTTTCTTGTCTTATCATTCTTGTCCGCGTCGTTGCTTACGTCTAATCCAGTTTGAGCATCAACAGTAGCCTCGATAATTTCCTTCAAGATTACAACTTTGTTAAACGCGGTTCCGTTAAATTTCACTGATTCGCTCATTGTTATTGTCTTTTTCTAGTTATGAAAGTATTTGTCATAAGAACGGTAACTGCAACAGAAACCGCGTGAGAATAAGCAGAAGAAAGTCCTTTTACGGTATCTATAATTCCCGCTTCAAACATATCAACTTCTTTCTTGGCAACTACGTCAAATCCTTTTGGATAACCTTCAATTTCATTGTAAACTGAAATATCAAATCCAGCGTTTTCCAAAATCTTTTTAAGCGGTGCGTCAAGTGAAATTTCAGTAACAGAATCCAGTTCACATTTTTGAACAGCATCAAGCAAAGCAATTCCACCACCGGCAACTACACCATCAACTTTTGCTGATTTTACAGCTTTAACAGCGTCCTCTACACGAGAGATTTTTTCTTTTAACTCACTTTCTATTCCGGCGCCGACTTTAATGATTGAAATCTTACCATTTAACTTGGCAATTCGGTCTTCAAGGTATTTCTTTTCTTCGTGGTTGTTTGAAGATTTTACAATAGCTGATAATTCTTCCAATTTGCCGATTGACGGATTTTTGTCAACTGATTTGTCGGAAACTAAAATACTATCGTTACGAGTAGAAGTGAATTTCGCACATTTGCCAAGGTAATTACCTGCAACTGCTGAAAAGTCAACTCCCGATGTAGTAGTAATCACTTCGGCACCAACAATTAATCCCAAATCTTTCAAATAATCTTTACGACGACTTCCTGAACTTGGCGGGTCAATTACCAAAATTGGGTAACCGCCTTTATTTTGCAAAAATGCAATGAAGTTTTGAGCAAGTAATTGGCGTAATTCGTTGCTGACTTCGGAGATAATCACAAGCGGATTTTTACCCGTTTGCTGACAATGAACAACGAAAGGTTTAATTCCTTCCCAAGTTGTAAAGGTCATTTCAGAAAGCAACACATTTGCGTTTTCCCACTCGGCTTTTTGATTAGGGAAATCATTGATGAAGACTTCGAAGTGACTGAATCCTGATTCGATTAGCGTACCATCGATAAAGTCAACATATGTTTCTTCTGTTTCTGAGCGAGTGTGCGATACGGTACCGTAATCTCCCGCTTTTTCAAAGGCATCTACAACGTAATTTGCCAATTCTTTATCTCCTCGGCAAGAAGTTGTGGCTACGTCACGTAATAATTCGGGGGTAAGCGGTTTGGCGATTTTTTTCAAATGCGCAAGTACTAATTCTTTTGATTTTAAAAGACCGTCACGAATTGAATTGGCGGATTGACCACTTTTATCCAATTCGATATGCGAATTATTCACTAACGCTTGGGCAAGTGCAGTAAAAGTAGAAGTGTTATCTCCCGCGTCATTTACAACCTTATCCGTACCTTCTTTCATCATTTCACAACCTAGGCTTTCGGTAGGGTCTTCAAGGAAAATCGATTGCCCGACATCATACCCGTCTCCCGTGGCTAATGGTCGACCGTAATTGTCTTCGATTAAAACTGTTCGCCCCTCGGCACCTAATGTAGTGTTGATTGCATTGGCAAAGATATTAATGCCATTGAGTAGTTTTTCTTTGCCCGATTTATCGAGCGAAACGTCTTTTGGAATCATTTTAAATAAGTTTAAATTAATTGCAACAAATGTAATCATTGCAAAATTGATGTGCAAATTTAGGTATGAATAGTTTTTTTTTATACTTTTGCTAAGGAGAATAGAAATGTCTTATAATTAACAACATACAGCTATGGCACAAGTAAGCATCACGTCGGTAAACGGCAATTTAGTAATCGAATGGGCGGGAGGTCAAAATTTAAGAAAAATGACTTTTGCATCACCGAGTATTTCAACGGCACCGCCTGAGAAGATATATTTTTATGAAGACGGAGCATACAAAACGTCTTTGATTTATGCGCAAATTGACGAAATTGACGGTGTTAATCCGGCAAATTACGAAGATGCCGTAGACAAAATCTTAGCATTATTACCAAGCGCGGGCGGTGGCGGAACAGGAAGCGGAAACTACAACAACGTAGATGCTTACGACGAAGACGCTACATTACCACTTACTTTTGCAGGAGATTCAATTCACTCATTCTCAATTGTGGCAAAAACGGGAATGACTACCATTACCGTAAATGGCGAAACTACCACGTTAATAGCGGGTCAGTCAACTACAATTACGGGAGACGCATTAATCGCAGAAGAAATCTCAATTGATTCTACTACGGGAGAATTTTTAGCAACTACTTTATCGTAAATTCGGCAATGGGCAAAACTGAAAATGTATTTATGTTAAACTCAAAAGACACGCGCGTAGGTAATTCCAAATCGAGCGTGTCTAATCGTTTATTCTCGTTTTCAAGTGAACCTGAAACTAATTTTGATATTACGGCTGATTGGGTAAGTGCAGGGGTTACAGACCAAGCAAGTTTTGAGGCTTTTTTAACAGGGCAAGGCGCAACAAGTGTAACGATAACTTATTTTAACCTAACAGCAGGAAGGTTAAAAGCGTTTATTGATGTTGAAGGTTTGACTAATTTATATTTAATGGAAATTGGAGTGAGTGATGTTAAAAAAGTATCAGGATTTGACAGCTCTTTTATTCAATTAGGAATTGTAGGTCATTTAATGACTAGCTTTAACCCTATAATTCCTTTGCCAAATTCATTAGAAATTTTAGATATTTCTGAGGGACAAATAGAGGAATTTAACCCTTCAATATTACTTCCAAGCAATTTAATCACTTTGGCTTTGAGTGTTAATCCAATAACTGAATTCAATCCAACATTTCCGCTTCCGTCAAATTTGCAAAATTTATTAGTAGGACAAACATTGATAACATATTTTAATCCATCTAATGAATTGCCTACATCATTAATTTTTTTAGATTTAAAAATAAACTTAATAACAACCGCAGGATATACAATTTCGGAAACTTGGGCTACATCGCAACCTGCTTTTACAAATACTTGTACGATAGATTTTTCAGGAAATACAAATTCTGTATCAGGGACATTGTTGCAAACCATATTATTAACTAAAAACACTTCATTAATAGCATAATGGCATTTGTAAAAAACTCAATAATGTTTAGTAGCGGAGGAGGTAGCGATATTACAGTTGTTGCTAATTACTCTGCATTGCCTGACCCTACTACTGTAAGCGGGCAATTTTATTGGTGTGAAAGTAGTCAAGGTACTTCTTGGTTACCTGGCAGTTTAGGAGGCACGTATTACAATTCCGGAATGTATTATTCAAACGGAGTTTCGTGGTCTTTCTTGAATGTGCCTTACCAAGCTACTCAAACTGAAGTAAACACCGGCACAAATACTGATAAATTCGTCACACCAAATACATTTGCAAACGCAATTAAATGGAATGAAAAAGTAAACGCCTCACGTTTTATTTATCAAGGCAAAACATCTATAACAGGAGTAACGGGAGAGACAAATGTTTGCTCATTTAAAATTTCAGGCGGTGCTTACTCAAATACGGATGCTTTTAAATTTGATTTTACACCTACAAAATCAGTAACAGCAGCGACTTCAACTTTTAGAATTTATATCGGTACAACTTCGGGCGCACGTACAAATCAAATAGCCTCTACTGCATTGGGAACAACGGGGCGCAGTAGTGATAACACGAGACGTTATTTTATTGATGCGGGTAGTTTAGATTGTTCAGTAGGGTTTACTACTAACGCTAACTCTGGATTAGGTGCGCAAACATCTGTGAACACTCCTATTTCGGTAAATATGGATAACGATTTGTGGATAACAATTACAGCAAACCCGACAGCAACTGGTGAAGTTCACGGTTTAATGGGAGCATCAATAACACCTTTGAAATAATGACAAAAAGAGAGAAAAAAGATTTATTGCACTACATAATTGGCGGATTAATAGGTCTGTGCCTTGGTTTTACTTTTTCAGGAGGTGTTTTATTCGAAAGACTATTTGTAGGTACTTTGATAAGTACGGTTTTGGGGTTGATTTGGGAATGGGGATGGAACGCATATAACGGAAACGAAATTGACAAAAAAGATGTTTGGAGAGCTGTTATCGCTTGTGATTTAGTAATTTTTGTTATGTACTTAATTTTATGATTTTAGCAATACTTGGCATTTTGGCTATTTTAGGATTTGTCCTTTATTCCGTTAAGCATTATGCGCGGATCAAAATTCCCAAGTTAAATTATAAGCCGGTCGAGAAAAAGAATTTGACTAATTTTGAAAGGGAATTATCTCGGCTATTCAACGTTCATAGAAAATCATTAGGATTAGGAGAAGTTACCGTAGAGGTTTTGGCAAGTGAAATTTGCAAAGAAATCATATTGTACAACATCGAAAATAACTTGTCTCCGCACCACGTAGATTGGGAAGAAAGAGTAGAAAAATGCAAGGCGGTAAGTGGCGGAGAAATATGCGGACACAACATCAACACTCCCTATGGTTATTTTATGGAGTACCTAAAAAGCGAAAACCATAGAGAGTGCATCGAAAATCCAATTTACACTCACGTAGGAATTTGCGAATTTGAAAGAAGAAATTATTGTATTTTTACAAAGTATGAAGGAATTGAATAAGATACTGAACGACACCTTAAAAGACAAAAACGGAAAGTATAGCCGTAGGTCTTTGACAATGTTCTCATCACACGTTTTAGGATGTTTGCTTGGGACTTTTATTGTGTTATCAGACTTATTCTTGACAAGTGAAATTAACGAATACGCTTGGTTAGTTGTAGGGGCTTTATTTGCAAATGGTACGGGACAAGCATTAATTATTTCCAAAGACAAAAAATTTGAAAGCCAAAACACAGAACAAGAAATACCACAAGAATAATGAGCGCCCAAGACAACGAAAGATTAGATAGAATAGAACATCATCTATCATTGCTTAAAAAGAACGACACCGACCAAATGACATTGTTGCTAAACATTGAAAACGCACTAATCGGAAGCAAGCAAAATGGAAACAAAGGAATTGTTACCGACATCAAAGACATTGAAAAAAGAGTCGATGACTTAGATGACTTTAAAAACGAAGCGACGGTTTATGTCCGTCAATCAAAATTCGTTATTGGAGCCGTTGTTGTGGCGTTAATTGCGTTGCTATTTAAGGCTTATTCGCCAAGTGAAAAAAAGGCAGAACACGAAAAAGAACACTCAGAATTATTCAATAAAACTAAATAAAAATGGACGCAATTACTATCCAACGAATTTCCCAAGCGCACCCAAGTATTAGGGAGACGCTTTTACAACAATACAAGGAAGCTAACAACTTACTCGGTAAAGGCGCAAGACTGAGATTTGCTTACGTTTACAGAACACCTCAAGAACAAGACGCGCTATTCAATAAAAGACCAAAGGTAACCAATGCACGTGCTTGGCAGTCAATCCACAATTTTGGGCTGAGTTTTGATATTGTTTTACTTTATGATAATGACGGAAACGGCAGTTTTGAGGAAGCAAGTTGGTCACAAATTAGAGATTACGACAAAGACTCCAAAGCCGATTGGATGGAAATTGTAAACTACTTCAAATCGAAAGGATGGTTTTGGGGAGGTGATTTCAAATCATTCAAAGACGCGCCTCATTTTGAACTCAAAAAACAAAATGGTACAAGATACACTTGGCAAGAGTTAAAAGCTAAAATCGACGCCGGAGATACCATTAAGGATTCAAATGGAATTGTTTATCCAAAACTATAATTATGATACAAATTAATTTACTTCAAATAATCGATTGGTTAAAAAGATATTCGGGTTGGATTGTAGCCGGAATTTTAGCACTTACGATGTTTACTTGTGAGCCGGACACTTCATTTGCAAGAAAACAACGCGATAAAGAAAACAAGCATTACGAAAAGAAAATCGACAGTCTTTACGGTGCGATTAAATTGAAAGACAAAGTAATTGCCAAATCAGAAAAAAACGTTGTTGAGAAAGAGCAAAAAATCAAATCGTTAAATAGTAAAATTGCGTCATTGGAGAAGAATAAATCTCAGCAAATTGCCAAGCAAGACGATTACACTTTGACCGATTGGAAAAAATACTACCAAGAAAAAACGGGATATAGTGATAAGCAAATTCAAATTGACGGCACCGCGATTAAAATGACTCGCGAACCTCTTGTGGCAATCGGAAAAGAATTAGTACAAGGCGATTACGCAAAAGCTGAATTAAAAATCACAAAGCAAGTATTATCTGAGACTCAATCAATTGTTGCGGAGAAAGATAAAATTATTGAAACTGAAAGAGAAAAATACATAAATTTGCAAAGTGTAGTAGAGTCAAACGAACAAATCAAAGAAAATTTAGTAAAGAATATCGACGATTTGCAAAGTGACTTGAAAAAAGCCAAAAAACCAAAAGCAACAACAATAATTATAAGCGCATTATTAGGCGGATTAGCCGGTGCAATTATCGCAAAATAACAAACTATGAGAATCAGCAACACAATAGCGTACACTTTAAAAAACTCGCCAAACGAAGATGATTATGTAATCGGAACAGACAGCGAAACAAGCGACAAGCAAACGAAGAATTTTCAGTTTTCGGCAATTAGAAATTTTGTTGTTTCGACATTATCTCCCGAAGTAGGCGGAGTAATCGGAATTACAGAAATCGAACCCGAAACAGAAGAAACTTCTCCGGCAACCGTGGCTAACGCATTATCTCCGGCTTATAGCGTTGGTGCTTATGAATTAGTGTTTCTTAACTTGAACGGACATCAGTATCTTTTAAAATTGCCAAATATTACTATCGGAGTAGGTGGCGAAACTTTAACGGACGCAGATTTTGTTGATTTCCCCGTTTCAGAAGGACCGGCGGGTAATGGAATTGCTTCAACTTCTTACAACAACTCTACCGGTGTATTGACTTTTACATTTACCAATTCAACAACTTATTCGACCGGTGATTTAAGAGGTCCGGCGGGAACAAACGGAACAAATGGCACAAACGGGACCAACGGAACAAATGGTTTAAATGCCGACGTAACCCGAACAAGCGCAACGTCAAACTCAATCGGAAACGGAGACAAGACGTTTACCTATACTTCATCTTCAAATTTAGGTTGGCTTGTAGGCACAAGACTAAGAGCAACAAACGCCACAGATAAATACGTAGAAGGAGTTGTTTCGGCAGTTTCAGCAACAAGTGTAACTATTTCAGTTGACAATCACGTAGGCTCAGGGACTTATACTTCTTGGAATATTACAATTGCCGGTGACGTAGGGGCAAGTGGCGCCACAGAAAATCTTCAAAAAACAATTGACGGAGATTACACTCTAACAAATGCCGACAATTTCTATTCAATAATGGTAGATAATGCAGACATCAATATTACTATTATAGTACCAACGGGTCTTGCAAATAAATTCTGTTGCGGATTTACACAATTAGGAACGGGAGACGTTACATTTTTAGAAGACGGAACTACAATAAACAATCCTACTGGTCTTGCAATAAAAGGACAATTTTACGCTGTTTGCCTAGAAAAAGTACACAATACAACTGTATTCCAATTAACCGGAGATACTAAAATGCCATAATATGCTAAGTTTTCAAAAAAGAATATTTCAAACAGAAACCGGTTCAGCTACTCCAGAGCCGAAAGAATTTGCCTTAAGAAGTAGTTCAAGTACCGGAAGCCCCGGCACAACAAATGCTTGTGCGTTTTCTTTAAATATCGGTTGCGGAATTGACACTCAAGTATTAGAAACTATCACCGAAGGTGACAGAGTGTTTAATGGTCCGTCATTTATCGTGCCATTTGCCGGTGGAAATAATTATTATTCAATACAAATACAATCAGGCGCAATGACTGTCTACGTTTGCCAAATAGACAATTCAGGGTTTATTTCAACGATTTATGGAACTTGCTCTTAAAAAATTAATAAAATGGAATTAGGAAAAATTCGCTCAGTAAGCTACAAAATATTTGATAACGACGGAAATCCACGAGATATGGTATTTCAACTTGGATCAAAACACAACGTCGGATTTGAAGACGAAAAAAAGCAAATGCCAATAAGAAAGTACGTGAGCGACATTGTCTTAGAGGACGAAAGAGTGCTTGTTTATTTGTCTGACGGTCAAGACGCGCAAATTTGGAAAAATATTGCTTACAATAAGTTCTGTACATTAGAATACGAAAACGATTAATATGCAAGGGCTACGAAATTTCATAGTTTCGCCAATTGGTAATCAGTTCAAAAATACTGAGGAAATCGGCGGGGTTACATTTATAACAAGCACTTCAATAGAAGAAGCAAAGAATGTAAACCGAAACGCAAAAGTGGTGAGTTTGCCAATTGACTACGATGGAAATGTAAAAGTAGGCGACGAAGTAATAATTCACCACAACATATTCCGACCACAGTACGACCACAAAGGAGTAGTTATTCAATCTAACCACCACATCAAAGACGATTTATACTGGGTCTCAAAAGAGCTTGTTTATATGATAATCCGACAAGGAGAAAAAATCGCGGTAGATGATAACGTATTTGTTCAGCCTTTCAATGAAGAAGATTATTTTTTAGGCGTTGTAGAAAAAGAACATTCGGGAATTGTAAAGTATTCGTCCGAAAGTTCCCAAATCGGGAAAAAAATCGCGTTTCGACGTAATTGCGAATTCGAATTCAATATTGATGGCGAAAAATTATACTGTATGCACAAAAAGAGAATTCTTTGCGAATTGAATTAAAAAATTTCGTAGATTTGCTCATTATAAACCTTTAACACACAACATTATGTCAACTAACAGAAGGATTGCTGTAATCCAACAACAAACAAGCAAGACCACAAGCTGTGATGCCAAACGTTGTTATGAGGGAATCATAACAACAGTACCATTGACTGATTCGGCAGGAACATCATTTGTATTTACCGTAAACAACAGCATTATTCAAAATGTAAGCACAGTGCTTTTAACAACCGAATATCCGGCATTAAACGGGTATAGCACTAGAGCAGTAACCTTAACCGGCACAAGCGGAACCGCAAACATCGTAGTAGGAGGCACAAACTATTTAGCAACATTTACGTCAAACTTGACTACTTCGGCTGCTAACTTTGTTACTTCTCACGGTGCAACATTATCTGCTTTGGGAATTACCGTAACTGCAAATTCAGGAGTTTTAACTTTTAGCGCATTAACCGCAAGTTTCCCTACAATTACCGCAGCTAACGTTTCCGGAGATTTATCAGCTACAATTGCTTCCGTTTCTGCTACTGCTTCAACCGGTTTACCGATTGCAACAGTTGAATCTTACGCAAAAGGATATTTCAAAGTAAGGGTTACAAACGTTTCAACATCTGCTTTCAATGGTCCGGTAAAACTACATTACAAAATCACCCATAACTAAGGTGTAATTTCGATCAATTTAAAAAGCCTCTGATTAATATTAGAGGCTTTTTTGTTTTACGAATCAAGAAAAGGAAAATCTTCTAATGCTTGCTCGACATTATATTCAATCATTGAAAGATATAGTCTCGATGCTGCTAACATTCCGGAATTAAATCCGTGTTCCCAATCGTTGGCTCCTTCTTCGTTAAAAGATGCTGTTTCTTTTGGGAATTTATTTTCAACATCTTTAATGCCTTTTAGCACGGCTTCTTTTATGCTTCCGGAGTGTTTGTCTGGATTAGCTCTAGCATACCAAACTAAAGAGCAGTATTTGTCTTCATTTTTTAGCATTAACTCAACAGCTTTTTTAATTCTTTCTGGTTTTTTCATTTGTTTTATTTTTTTTTAAATTGATTGTTATTTATTTTCCTTTGGATGAAGACCATCTTCTATTCTTTTTAGTGCTTTTTGATATGCTAAATGCGCTTCATATTCGTCTGAAAAAAGACCAACGAATAAATTATCTCCTTTAAATCTTATTTTAACCTCCCATTTTTTCTTTGCTTTATTCCAAGAAACTCCAATATATTTTGATGTTCCCTCCTTTTTGGTTTTTATAGAATTCCTCCTATTCGTTAAGAGTTGAAGATTTTCAAGTCTATTATCGTCTCTTATATCGTTTTTGTGGTCTACAGTAATCTTGTTTGTTCCATCAAGAATATTACCTAAGAATGTAATTCCCATTAACCCATGAACAGTATGCTGGAATGTTTTTCCGTCTTTATGAAGTGTGACTTTTAAATATCCGGTCTTTTTTATCTTGACTGCTTTTAGTTTTCTTGGAGTATCAAGAAGACCGTGGCGATTCTTTTTATAGGTGTACACATCGCCTTTTTTAGATATTTTGTAAAAAGGCTCAAATTCTGGGATGTAAAATAGTTCTTCCATTTTTATCTTTTTTTTAAAACGCAAATCCCGAATAATCCACCGCTTCTCACTTCGGCTTCATATTCGGGACTGTGTAATTCCTTTAGTTGGTATAATGTGAGAAGCCAACAACAGTGCAAATATAGTAAAAAATTATTATCTTTGACATTATATTTAAACAAAATGAAAAATTTAAGTTCTGATATTGAAATAGCAATCAACAATTCTATTGATGGAATGACCAAGAGAATTGAGATTGTCGATGTTGATGACGATAAATTGGAAAGGCTTGTAAAGTCAAGACAAGAATCGTTTGTATCAATAAAAGAAATGCTTGGAATATGGCAAAATTCGCCAAACGCGCCAAGTAGCGCAAAACTAATAGACTACACTAAAAAACTAATAAAAGCAGGAGAAACAACTTCTACGGTGCTTAGGGAGGCGCTAAGGAAGGAAATTGATTTTGATGAACTTGACGTTGAAAAATTTGGACAAGCGATAAGAAGTAAGCCGGTAATTTACCGTGCTTTGAATGAAATAAACTCAGGAATAAAGATATTGGAGAAGCAAATAGAAACTTCTACAATAGATTTCAAAACAAGAGAGTTTAAGCCTTCATTTCCTGAACGCTTCGCAAACCAAGAGTTTTTTCCGGATAAAGATTACTACAAAAAATGGTACGATGAAGAAAACGACTGTATCATTTTGGACCCAAAAGGAACGGTAGGAGAAATACTTGTTCTTGACGGGTTAAGAGTTGCGCTACCAAAACCTCCGGCAAATAAAAAAAACATAGCATTTCACAGACTCCCAAAAGAACAGCAGTATTGGCGTAGGCAAGAAATTCCAAAAGGACTAACGCCTGATAACGAAGAAGAATATTCAGACTATATTTTAGAAGAATACAGAAGAAGAAAAGAGGGATTTTGGTTCTTTAATAACGGAAAACCAACTTGGGTTACTCCGGCGCATTATATGGGTTTGCAATGGAATGAGATGCTTGAGACAGGTGGGTTTAAAGATTTCAGATATGCGCAAGCATCGATGTATTATCACGCTTTAGCTTGTATGATTGACCCGAGAAGTGTAGGTATGATTTTTTGTAAGGGACGTCGTAGTGGATTTACAGAAATGGCGTTAGACCACTTCGTTCATTATTCTACAAGTGTAAAAAATAAAGCGTTTGGTATTACTTCAAAAACAGAGGCAGATGCCGTGAAAGCATTTACAAAATACTCTTATGCAATTAGAAACTTACCATTTTTCTTTCAGCCGGTTGTAAAAGGTAAGATTGACGATGTTAAAAAAATGGAATTTGGAAAGCCGTCAGACAACTCAAAAACCGCAAAGCAAAAAAGAGATACAAGCACAAACGATTATCTAAACGTTATAGTCGATTTTAGAGCGACAGCCACGCTTGCTTATGACTCCACTGCCTTGTATTTATATCTAGGTGACGAGGCTTCTAAATGGGAAAGACCGAACAATTACGAAGACCATTGGAATAATATCAAACCCACGATGGTGCAGGGTGGAAACGTAGTTGGTAAAGCATTAATTGGGTCGACGGTCAACGCGCTTGAGAGAGGTGGAAAAGAATTTCAAAACTTGTTTTACGGCTCTGATGTGACTCAAAGAAACCCCAACGGAAGAACAACTACCGGTTTATACTCTTACTTCTTGCCGGCTCATAAAAACTACGAAACTTTTACAGACATCTACGGAGTTTGTCACGATGTTGTTTTAGAAGGAGATTCATTTATAAACTTCAAAGGAGAAAAGAAAACTATTGGCGCGCTTCAATATTTAGAAAACGAATTTGCTTCAGCAAGAAAGATGGGCGGTAAGTACCTGAATAATACTAGAAGGCTCGACCCTGTAACTTTAGACGACGCATTTAGAGATGAAATCCAAGAGCAATTATTTGACGTAGAGAAAATCACTCAGCAAATCATTCACAATAAAAACGTTCGAATTGATGAAAAATTAGTTCGCGGTAATTTCTATTGGAAAAACAATGAGCCGGACACAGAGGTTATTTGGCGACCGGAAGAAAGAGGTAGGTTTTTAGTGTATTGGATTCCGCCGGAAGAGATGAGGAATAAGTTTACTTGGAAGCCGACGCCTTTTGGACTTGGCGGATCAACAAGATTTCCTCTATTTGAAGAAGTCGGAGCATTTGGCTGTGACCCTTATGACCAAGTAGCGGTAGTAGATTCTAAATTAGTGGCTACTGAAAACGGCACCGAATACAATTTAGGTTCAAAAGGAGCATTGCACGGATTAACGGGATTCAATTTAGGCGATGCGCCAAGCAATACATTTTTCTTAGAGTACATTGCCCGACCAAAAGATTCAGAAATGTTTTTTGAAGACGTATTAATGGCGTGTGTATTTTATTCAATGCCGATACTTGTGGAGAACAATAAAAAAATGTTGTTGTACCATTTTAAAAACAGGGGTTACCGTGGTTATTCTATTAACCGTATGGACAAGCAAATGGACAAATTATCACCTGATGAGAAGCTTTTGGGCGGAATTCCAAATAACTCCCCTGACATTATCAATAGACATTGGACCGGCATAGAAACATACGTGAATAATTACGTTGGAGAATACGTACACGAGGGAACGGGACAAAGATTAAGAGAAGACGGTGAAATTGGCGATATGCCATTTATCAGAACCTTGTCGGATTGGTTAAAATTCAACGTTAAAGACAGAACAAAATTTGACGCGTCAATTTCATCAGGTTTGGCAATTATGGCGGTAAATCGAAACAATTACAAAAAGGTTGAGGAGAAAAAACCATTCTCATTATCGATAAAAAAATACGATAATTACTCGGGACGTCATTAATTTAAAAATTTTGTTTACTTTTGTGGTATAATCGACTAATTTACAAATGGAAAGCAACAATTCTCAGAAGCTAGAAATCAAAGGAACGCCTGCCTACCCAAATCCATCAGATTCATTTGAAGTAAAAAAAACAAATGCTTGGGGCTTGGCTTTTGCAAGGGCAATTGAAAGCGAGTGGTTTTACAGGTTTGGTGGTGCGCCTTGTGCGTTTTACACTCAAAGAGAACAATTTAGAGAACGTAGAGCGTATGCTAAAGGACTTCAATCGACCAAAAAGTATATTGATACATTGGCGGTAAACGGAGATTTAAGCTATGTGAATTTGACAGGAATCCGACCTATTACCATTATGCCTAAATTAGTCGATGTGGTGGTAAACGGAATGATGAGTCGAGATTATTCTGTAAGAGCATATTCCATTGACCCTATCTCTCAAGACCAAAGGGAAACTTACCGAAAAGAAGTCGAGAAAGACCGAATTACCAAAGATATTTCTATCAAAGCAAAAGAAACTCTAGGAGTAGATGTTTCATTTTTACCAATTGACCAAGTTCCGGAAACCGATGAAGAATTACAACTTCATATGGAAATGGAATACAAGCCGTCAATTGAGCTTTCCGAAGAATTAGCTATCCAAACTGTATTTGAAGAAAACGAGTACAATGATACTGTTAGAAAACGTGTTATTACCGACTTGGTAGTTTGCGGAATTGGTTGCGAGAAAGACGAGTTTATTCCCGGACAAGGCATAAAAGTAAGATACGTTGATGTAGAAAATAAAATTCACCCATACACCGACGACCCGTTTTACAAGACTAACTACTATGACGGAGAAGTAAAAGAAGTGCTTATCAGCGATTTGATTACGCAATACCCGTGGCTATACGATGATAAAGAAACTCAAGAGTTAATGGAGTCGTCGGGTCAGCAATGGTGGACTTATCACAATTTCAATATCAATGAAAGAATGAAAGGCACCACGCAGATTTTGTATTTTACTTGTGTGACAACCCGCAAAGTTGCTCAGAAGATAAAAGAGAAGTCTACCGGAATGAAAGTTGTTTCAAAAGCAAACGAGGTATTTGACGAAACCGCCGTGGAAAATTTAGATTTCAAAAGACTTGAAAAAGTTGAAGAAGTTTTGATGGAAGGAGTTTACGTTTTAGGAACCGACATTTTACTGAAATGGCAAGTTGCCGAAAATATGTCTCGACCTAAGTCAAATTCGCAAAAAGTAATCAGACCGTACCGAATAGTTGCGCCAAACAAAGAAAAAGGCTATATTGATTCGCTTGTGGCAAGAATGATTCCTATTGATGACATTATTCAAGTATCGGTATTAAAAGGACTTCAAATCTTGCAAAAAGTACGTCCTGACGGTTTCCAAATTGACGTAGACGGATTAGTAGAATTAGACTTGGGCGATGGTAAAACAACCACTATCCAAGACAACTTGAATATGTTTGTTCAAGGCGGGGATATTTTGACAAGAAGTTCAACTGCCGGCGGAGATTTCAATTACGCCAAAGATATTGTAAAAGAGTTACGTACGGGAGATTCGTTAAACAAACTCCAAGCAATAGAGAATACTATCGCAATCAACACAGATAAAATGCGTGACGTAATCGGATTAAACCGTATGTCAGACGCTTCTACTCCGGATAAAGATTCGTTGGTAGGATTGCAGAAAATGGCAGCACTTAATTCGAACACCGCGACTCGTCATATTTTGGACGCAGCGAATTACTTGACCAAAAATACTGCTCAGGCGATAAGTTACCGAATTGCCGACGTATTGAAATTCTCAAATTTAAAAGAAGACTTAGCACGTAAAATTGGCAAAACTGCCGTACTTGATTTAGAGTCTGTTAAAGATTTGCATTTGTACGATTTCGCTATTTTCTTCGAGCTTGCCTTAGATGATGAGGAGCGCGCTAAATTAGAAATTGATTTGACTAAGGAAATTGATAAAGGGTTCATAACTACGGAGATGAAATACCGAATATTAAATATCAAAAACCTTACTCTTGCTACTCAATATCTCGGTATTTTGCGCAAAAAATTCGCCAAGCAACAAGAGGAACAAAAGAAACGCGAATACGACTATCAATCTGAGGCTAACATTAGAGCAAGTCAAGCTGCCGAACAAGCAAAACAACAAACTGCTCAAATAGATGCTCAAACAAAAATGCAAGTTCAGCAAATGATTTCCCAAGGTGAAATTGCCAAGGAGCAAGTAAGAGGAGAACAGGACCGAATTACCTTAGAAATGAAAATTCAAGGTGATATTCAAGTCGCTCAAATTCAAGGCGGAGTTCAGTTGCAGAAACTTGAGGAAACCGAAGAAAGAAAAGACAAGCGTACTCAGATGCAAGCAAGCCAGCAAAGTCAGCTCATCACGCAAAGGCAACGCGACGAAGACCCGAAAAATTTTGAAGAACCAGAAGAATTAGAAATGTTTAACTTAAACAAATAAAGCTATGAAAAAAGACGTAGTAATCGGATAAACATCAAAACCACTTCAAATCGAGGTGGTTTTTTATGAATTTGCCAATAGAAAAAATCGATAACACGTTAAAAAACAACACTTTTTACTTATACCGCATACAAGTTACAATAGAATTGCCTACTTTTGAATAACTTTAAATAAATCTTTATGGCTTCTATTTGGCGTCCTTACGACAAAATCATAAAAGAACTTCTTTTAAAACACCAAAACACAGACCCTAAGCCTCCTTACACTTTTTACGCAAAATCAATTCTTGGCACTAGAGACGGTTCAACCATTGATGATAGAGTAGGGGAATTAGCAAGGTATATTCGCAGAAATGAAAAAGCTATTCTCGATATGCACGAGGGCATTCCGTTGGCAACAGACTCTATTGACGTACCTAATTCTTCTGTAAAACATTTGTGGCTTGAAATAAAGGATGATGATGGTAAAAAAAGAGGGAATGCTTTTATAAAAAATCCAAATTATATTGAAGAAGGAGAAATTGATCCGCTTGAACTTCAATCAAAAATAATTGAAACACTGCAAGGATATATCCCAAAATATCCAACAATAAAAAGAGACAGGGTTGCAGAAAAAAGATTGTTTGTATTTTCTCCTGCGGATATTCACATAGGGAAATTGTGTAGTGCTTTTGAGGTCGGAGAAGAATATAATAGTCAAGTTGCTGTAAAAAGAGTTTTAGACGGTTGCCATGGGCTAATGAGCGAAGTGAAAGAAAACTCAATTGAAAAAATATTGTTTATTATCGGTAATGATATTTTGCATATTGACAACCCTAAAAGAACAACCACAAGCGGAACACCACAAGATACCGACGGAATGTGGTATGATAATTTTTTAATTGCCAAACAACTTTATGTCGATATTATTGAAATAATGATGAGTGTGGCTGATGTTCACGTTGTATTTAACCCGTCAAACCATGATTATACAAACGGTTTCTTTTTGGCTCAAGTAATTGAAACTCATTTTAAGAATTGCGCAAACGTCACTTTTGATTGCTCTATCTCGCACAGAAAATACTTCACTTACGGGAATAATATAATTGGAACTACTCACGGTGATGGGGCAAAACAGCAAGACTTGCCAATGCTTATGGCTCACGAAAGTCCCGATTGGAATAAATGCAAACACCGTTATTTTTACATACATCATTTTCATCACAAAATAAGCAAAGATTATATGAGTGTTTGTGTAGAGGCATTACGCTCTCCAAGCGGTACAGACAGCTGGCATCATCGTAATGGTTATCAGCATAGCCCTAAAGCGGTCGAAGGATTTATACATGACTTTGAACACGGGCAAATTAGTAGACTTACACATTTGTTCTGATATATTTTTCAGTTACCACGATTTTGTTCGTATATTTGTGTTTACAAATTTTTAAACATAAAGTAAAATGACAAGAGAAGAAGAAAACAAAAAACAAAGAGAGCGTAGGGCTAAAAACAATAATTCAGTAACTAAAAAGTATGAAAAAACTAAAAAAGGTTTTTTGGTTAGAACTTATAGAAATATGCTTTCAAGGGTTACTGGCGTTACTAAAAACAAAAATCATTTGTATTTAGGTCTTGAAATACTAGATAAAAATATATTCTATTATTTTTCTATAAACAACAAAGAATTTAATGCGTTATTTTCAGATTGGGAAAAAATGAATTATAACAGAAAATTCACTCCAAGCATAGAAAGGATAGACAGCAAAAAAGGGTATTTATTAGACAACATAGAGTGGATTCCTTTTTCGGAAAATTGTCGCAGAGGCAACCTT